GTTGGTGCGTTGTATGATCCAACAGAGCTAGGCATAAAAGAAAAGATGGTAGCAGCAAAAGACTTGCTTGATAGAGCAGGACTTGGTAAGGTAGATAAAGTAGATGTTACTAGCGGTGGTGGCATCTTCTACCTACCACCAAAAGAAGGTCAGAACGAATAATACCACAAAGAGAGTTAGGCTTTTGGCAATTACCCAAACCGCCTAAGACACACAACAAACAATGGCACAAGATTGTCAGGATTACTAAGAAGATACCTTTTGGTTATGAACTAGATCCCGACAATGATAAAATACTTGTACCTATAGAACATGAGTTAGAAGCTTTAGAGCTTGCAAAACGACACCTCAAGCAGTATAGTTACAGAGCAGTAGCACAATGGTTGAGTAAAGAAGCAGACCGCTACATATCACACATGGGTCTAAAGAAGAGAATAGAAGTTGAGCAAAGACGTAGAAAAGCATCTATCACTAAACGTAAGCTTGCCAAGTGGCTCCAAGAAACGCTTGCGGAAATCGAAAAACTCGAAACACAAGGAGTCGGTGCATACTCAGAAGCCAGCGGAGATAGAAGCCCCCCAGCAAGATCCTATCCCAGCGCAGGTAGTAGCAACTGACTATGACGTTGAAGAAGCGCAAGAAGTCGTATTCAGACCCAATGCAGGGCCACAGACATCCTTCTTGAGTTCTTCGGAAAGAGAAGTCCTATATGGTGGGGCAGCAGGTGGTGGTAAATCGTATGCTATGTTAGCAGATCCATTACACGGCCTAAACAATCCACACTTCTCTGGACTCCTTGTACGACACACAACTGAAGAACTAAGGGAACTAATACAGAAGTCACAGGAGTTATACCCACGTGCAGTACCAGGAATCAAATGGTCAGAACGTAAGTCACAGTGGACATCTCCTAAAGGTGGACGATTATGGATGTCTTATCTGGATAAGGATACCGATGTCACACGTTACCAAGGACAAGCTTTTAACTGGATTGGATTTGATGAACTTACTCAATGGCCTACACCTTACGCTTGGGATTATATGAGATCACGTCTTCGAAGTGCATACGGTAAAGAACTAGGTTTATATATGAGAGCTACAACAAACCCCGGTGGTGCAGGACATGCTTGGGTTAAGAAGATGTTTATAGATCCTGCACCTGCAGGTAAAGACTTTTGGGCCACAGACATTGAATCAAGTAAAACAATTACATTTCCTAAAGGACACAGCAAGGAAGGTCAGCCTCTATTCAAGCGTAGGTTTATTCCTGCATCTCTCTTCGATAACCCATACCTCGCTGAAGAGGGTGACTATGAGGCCATGCTCCTATCATTACCAGAGCATCAGAGGAAGCAACTCCTCGAAGGAAACTGGGATATCAACGAGGGAGCAGCATTTCCTGAGTTCGACAGAACTACCCACGTTATCGAACACTTTGAGATTCCTGACAACTGGGTACGTTTTAGAGCGTGTGATTATGGGTATGGTTCTTACACTGGGGTTCTTTGGTTTACTGTGGCTCCTGATGAACAGCTTATAGTATACAGAGAAATGTATGTATCTAAAGTAACAGCTTCTGATCTAGCTGATATGATATTAGAAGTAGAAGCAAAAGACGGTGGAATGAGATATGGTGTGCTTGATAGTTCTTTGTGGCACAACCGTGGCGATACTGGGCCATCACTAGCTGAACAAATGAATATGAAGGGTTGCCGTTGGCGTCCTTCTGATCGTTCACGTGGCTCACGTATCGCTGGAAAAAACGAAATACATAGGCGTTTGAAGGTAGATGAGTTTACTGAAAAACCTATGTTAGCATTTATGGATAACTGTACTAATACAATAGCACAATTACCGGGCATACCACTGGATAAAAGAAATCCAGAAGATGTAGACACAAAAGCAGAAGACCACTTGTATGATGCATTACGTTATGGTATAATGACAAGACCAAGAAGTAGCATATGGGATTACAATCCAGAAAAACAACGATCAGGATTTCAAGCCAGTGATTCAACATTCGGATACTGAAGTAGTAGAGTCTTGCCCTAAGTGCGAGATAACTTACAATACTAATATGTGGACCACTTGTCCTAATTGCCAAGAGCAAGCGGCTTTTAATAACGGACCTTGGAGAAGAAAGGACAACAGCTAATGGCTGAAGAAATGTTTGAGACAGATGATGTTGTAGCTGCAGAAGACAGCCTAGACAGTATTTTTAAAGAAAAATCTAGTGTAGTTTCATTTATAAAAGATAGATACAAAAGAGCAGAAGACGCTAGATATGCTGATGAAAGTAGATGGTTAAGAGCTTACCGTAACTACCGTGGTTTGTATGGGTCTGATGTAAAGTTCACAGACTCAGAAAAGTCTCGTGTGTTTGTTAAAGTTACAAAGACTAAAACACTAGCTGCCTATGGACAAATAGTAGATGTCTTGTTTGGTAATAACAACTTCCCACTAACAGTAAATCCTTCTATACTACCAGATGGTGTAGCCGAATCTGTACATATAAATGTAGACCCAAATGCAGAGCAAGCAGGAGAATCACTATCAGGTATAACAAGAGATGAAGCTGCTTCTCCATATTTACTTGATGGTGTTACAGAACTAAGACCGGGAGAAACGTTAAAAGATTTACAAGCAAGACTAGGGCCACTAGAAGATAAACTATCATCTGTATCTGAAAAGATAGTAGAAGGTGATGGTACTACAGGAACTACAGTTACTTTTCATCCTGCTACGATTGCAGCTAAAAAGATGGAGAAGAAGATCCATGATCAGCTACAGGAAAGCGGAGCTAGTACACATCTAAGAAGTATGGCATTTGAGATGGCACTTCTAGGTACAGGTGTAATGAAAGGTCCATTTGCTGTAGATAAAGAATATCCTAACTGGGGTGACGATGGTGAATACGATCCTATTGTTAAGACTGTACCAGAGTGTAGTCATGTAAGTATTTGGGATTTCTATCCTGACCCAGAAGCACACTCTATGCAGGATGCAGAATACGTTGTTGAAAGACATAAGATGTCAAGAACACAACTAAGAGCATTAAAAAGTCGCCCATACTTTATGGAAGATTCCGTACAAAAAGCTATAGACGCAGGACCAGACTATACACAGAAGTACTGGGAAATGACTATGGAAGACGATGACACTCAGCCAAACTCTGAGCGTTGGGAAGTATTAGAGTTTTGGGGCTATGTAGATATAGAAATACTAAAAGAACACGGTGTAAATATTCCCAGTGAACTAAAAGACTTAGATGAAGTTAATTGTAATATATGGGTAGCTAATGGTGAGATACTAAGATTTGTACTAAACCCATTCAAGCCTACACGTATTCCATACTACGCTGTACCATATGAGCATAACCCATACTCCTTCTTTGGCGTTGGTATTGCTGAGAACATGGATGACACACAGACATTGATGAATGGCTTTATGCGTATGGCTATTGATAATGCTGCACTGTCAGGTAATCTTATCATAGAGGTAGATGAGACTAACTTAGTTCCAGGTCAAGATATGTCTGTTTATCCTGGAAAGATATTCAGAAGACAGGGTGGCGCTCCAGGACAAGGTATCTTTGGTACTAAGTTTCCAAATGTAGCACAAGAGAATATGCAACTATTTGATAAAGCNAGGGTATTAGCTGATGAGTCTACAGGGTTCCCATCTTTTGCACATGGTCAAACAGGAGTTCAAGGAGTTGGGCGTACTGCTTCTGGAATCTCTATGCTTATGTCTGCTGCTAACGGTAGTATCCGTACCGTTGTTAAGAATGTTGATGACTATTTAATTAGACCACTAGGTAAAGCATTCTTTGCATTCAACATGCAGTTTGACTTTGATGAAGATATTCGTGGAGACTTGGAAGTACAGGCATCAGGTACAGAAAGCTTGATGGCTAATGAAGTACGTAGCCAACGATTGATGCAGTTCTTACAGGTTGCACAGAATCCAGTACTTGCACCTTTTGCTAAGATGGATTATATTATACGTGAGATTGCTAAGAGCATGGATCTTGATCCAGATAAAGTTACTAACTCTATGCAAGACGCAGCTATACAAGCAGAGATATTAAAAGCATTTCAAGCACCAGCACCAGCACCAACAGGACCAGAGGGTCAGGGTGTACAAGGTGTAGCTGATACTTCAGGAGGTGGAGGATCACAGGTAGGAGTAGGCACAGCACCACTACCAGAAGAGCAAGGATTTACAGGTAATGCACCTCAAGCAGTTGGTTAATGACAAAGAGTGTTACGAGCAGTTTCAAAAACACATAGATGAAATAATAAACATAAGACAACGTGCGTTAGAAACTGCCAATGAACCGCATGTTATGCACAGACAGCAGGGTGCGATAGACGTACTAAGAAAGCTAAAGCTATTGAGGGAGACAGTAAACAGTGGATGAAGAACAAAAAAGTTTTCTAGATATGCTTACCTCTCCCCTGACAGGTGACTATCGAAAGAAAAAACCTATTAGTGTTAAAGCTGCAGATGTAGCAGTAGACATGACCCCTGTTGGATCTGCTGTTGATATAGCTGAAGAGTTAGGTGAAGAAGATCCAAGCTATGGTAAGATAGGTCTTATTGCAGCAGGAGATGTACTTGGTGCGGCTATACCTGCAATGGGTCCAGTTACTAAAAGCTTAATAAAAGGCGGTAACATCAGGATAAAACCCAAAGAAATAAAACCTTTTGAACTAAATGAAATGTACAGAGATGATTTTGATTGGAATAGGTTAGATCTTACAGACTATCAAGTTGATGCAATATCTAATGCACGAAAAAGTTATTTGATATCGGGTGGCGGTGCAAAAGCTGTAGAAGCAGCAGAAAAGAAAGTACAGGATGCTATTGATGCAAGAATACCTGCAATAGCAGAAGCATTAAAAAACAAGTTAAAAACATCAGATAAAGGTATTGTAAGTCTTGATGACTATAAAGATGCTGTAGAAGCTACTGTTAGGTTTGATACAGTAGAAGAAGCAGCAGAAAGTATATCAAATCAACAAGGTCTACTAAATAAGATGGGTCCAGGTATAATGGACGATATGCTTTACGATGACAAAATATCTGGAGCCTTTGAAAAGTTACCAGATAATGAAACTTTTAATTATATACTTGATAACGGACTAGATAGAGATCTAGCAGAATGGGCTGTAGCAGAAGACGCTATACGTAAGTCTTATAATAAATATAAGAAAGCAGCTAATACTTCAAAACCACCAAGAGCAACAAAAGGTGATGTAGATTTTGATGCAAAGATGGTTGCATTAGATGAAGCAGAGGATGCAACTACGTGGCAACAAAATGCAAAGAAAGTTGTAAAAGAACGTGGCATTGACCTTGATGATAAAAAATCTCTAGAGGCTCTTGAGCTTCAGAAATCTACTAGGCTTTTATTAGAAAACAAAATAGACAGGAATGAACATTTATACAATATAGATAGATTAAAGCCTGTAGGTGAATATAATCAACTACCTAGAGAACCTAGTGATAAGGCTTTAGTCTTTGCACTTGATAGTGGCAAAAGAGAAAAAGGTGTTTTTGTTTTAAATGATAAGGCTGCATCCAAGTTAGGTGCAAATACTTCTTCTTTAAAAGTAGGTGATCAATTCAATAGTAGATTAGATATACCTGCATACTTATCACACGATACTTGGATTGTTGCTGGTACATCACCTGCAGTAAAAACAGCAGATGGTAAAGGTGTTACATCTTATGCAAAAGCTGTACACTTTGGTGGTGATGATAAACCTGTTAGATTTATTGCGTCACAAAAACAAAGTGAAAAAATAGGAACTGGTGTAGATAATAAAACAGGATACGCAACTGTATCAGGTACTGTAAAAGATTTAGACGCAGATGCAATACGTGCTGAAGCGGCAGAGTTACTTGACGATCCTGAGTGGACACAGGTAGGTTTTGATCCACGAAGACAGGGTGGGTTTTACGTAAGAACAGGTGTGAACAAACACGTACCTGTAAGAGAAGCAACAGAGGTCATACAGATAGGGCCACTGGTATTAGCAAAGAATGCTAAGTTAGACATAATGTATCAAGGTTACAGTGAGGGCGGCATGGCACTAGAAGAACAAATGATGATGAACTTTGGAGATGTACCTGACAATACAATAGGTGTAGATCCTGTGTCGGGCAATGAGATACCTTTAGGTTCTACAGCAGAAAACGTAAGAGATGACATACCAGCGCAACTAAGCGAAGGTGAAATGGTTATACCTGCTGATGTAGTTAGGTTCTTTGGTGTAAAGTTTTTTGAAGACATACGTCAGGCAGCTAAGATGGGCTACTCTCAGATGGCAGAAGATGGACGCATAGGTGGAGAACCTATGGACATGGAAGATGAGACTGGTCTAGGTTTAGAGATGGCTGACTTAGAAGTAATGGATGATGGCGCTCCTGTTGAAATGAATAGAGGCGGTACTTCTATGGCTGACTATAAAGATGTAGGAAAGAATAGAAATATAAAAGCTCCTAAACGTAGTGGGCCAAGAAAAACACATGCACAGATAATGGCTCAGTTTAATAATGATGATAATAACTCAAGCTCATCTAGTTCTAAACCTACTTCATCTAAAGCTAAATCTTCTGATTATTATTCTCCTGAAAATATCTCTAAAAGAGTTAAGGATAGAGAGAACCAACCAAAGACAAAAGCAGAGGCATTATACAGGGCGCTTTCGGGTTACTTCTTTGACAACGAGGATAACAAACCTGACAATCGTAGAGTGACTCTAACAGAAAAACCCCCAACGTCTGACGATGAAAGATCTAAAGGAACCATATTAGAACAAATAAACTTTGGAAATAACTTTGCAGACGATGAAGAAACTAAAAAAGAACGTTATAAAGCAAAAAAACCTGTAGTAGATAAGAGTAAATACACAGTTACAGATTTACGAGAAGGTCAAGATCCTTTTCTTACTAAACTAGCTAAAAACTCAGGGTTAGACGAGATATTTGAGAAACTAGGTTTTGATGAAGGTGGTGATGTAGTAGACCCAGACGTAGTACAAGAAGGTACAACTGGAGGCTTTGGTGAAGAGATAGGCTTGGGTGATACAGGTGTTATGGAAGCTCGTGAATATGAAAACGCTGCAGGTCATGTAATAATTATTATGTTCTTAGATGGCGTACCTCTACAAGAAATACCTGATGGTTATTACCCTGTAGGTAGTGAGCCTATTGCTGTAGATCCTGGTGAAGAGGCTAGCGGTGGTTCTGACATGGGAGATGATGATAATGATGGTTCATCTGCGCCAACACCTACACCTGTTAACTTTAAAGAGTTAACTATGGAAGAACTAACTCAAATGGTAGACGATCAGAAAGGCATGAAAAATAATATAATAGCTGGTGGTATGTCTTATTTAAATCCAATTGTAGGCGGTGCAATAAAAGTTGCTATGTGGAACACAACAAGGCAAACTAAAAACGAGATAAAGCGTAGACTTGAATCAGATACAACTTCAAATGTTGATAAGATGCGTTATGAAAACTTACTTGATATTGCTAACAGAGAAGAACCTGGTTTAGTTAAAGTTTTATTAGGCAAGATAACAGGAGATTACACTGGTCCTGAGTTAAAGTCTCCTAAAGTAGTAGAAGGTGATGTATCTGATCCAACAATGGCCCCTGATCAAGGTATAACAGAAGCTTACACTCCTGAGACAAAATCACCAGAGACAGCACAAGGCTATGGACCAGATATAATGTCTCAAGTAAATAAAATATCTGAAGAAGCTGCTGCAAACGCCTTTAGTGGGTATAAAGCTCCGGGTACAGAAGATGATGACGATGATGGCGGTCCAACAATAACGCCTACTAAAACATCTCCTGCACCAACTTATACTCAACCTGCAACTGATCCATATGCAGAACCGGGAAGACCAACAACCAGTAACAATAATGATGACGATGATGATGGGCCAACATTTGCTCCACCCCCACCACCACCATCATACACAGCACCAGGTGGTATATAT